GGTCGGCGTCGCACTATCGACCATGATCTTATCGATCGCGGTCTTGAGGAAATCATCATTTGCCGCTAAGGTCGTGACATCGGTCGCCTTCGTCGGATCACCGACATTGACTGAAAATCCCGCAGTAAAAGCCATCAGAACCACTTGCTCCTTTTGGATGTTTCGTCAGGGGTTGCCGAAGGGTCGGCGTATCCGCTCGCGTCGGTCCAAAACCCATGTTCCTCCCGCTCAGTCAACGTCGAGAGCAACCATGTTGGCGCTGCCGCTGCCGTCCATCGTCCCGGGGAAAGTGTGAGGATGTTCCAGGCCCGCACCGTCGCCCGCATCTGATTAAAATCGATGTTGATGTCGCGGATCTGAAAAGGAACCCCGAACCCCGAGGCATCGGTATATTTGCTATAGATGAGGCGAAACTGATCAGTCGGTACCTTCGTCAGTGCCCGCGGCCCGATGCCGACGGTCGTCATCTCAAGCTCGACAGCGAAAGCGTACAACTCCCGCTCGGCCCGCACCTCAGCGTCGGCGTCGGTATAAAGCCAATCAAAGCGCATACGACGGCGGCGGGTTGTGCCGACGAGGGCGATCGCCGCATCGTCATCGAGGTCGAAGCGACCCGCATACTTGAGGTTGACAGGATCGTATCTGTAGTTAGCAACGACCTGGTTGAGGGTGATACGCTCAGGATCGCGGGCGATCTGGAATTGTTTGACCCCATCGCGCCGGGCGGTCATGTCGAAATCACGATAAGTATCGAGATCCGCTAACCCCGCAATGCGGTATCGAGGCGTATATTTGCCATCGATAATAATCAGATCAGCAAAGCCTTCGATCAGCGCCGCCGTGATGAGCGTGTTCGACGATCGTTCTGCCGCAATATGTTGTCGTGCTTTGACAGTCGTTCCGAGGTCCGTCTCCCACGTGTTGAACGCCGTCGTGTCAATATTGCCTGAAGCCACCGACAGATGCGTCTGCAAAATATTGTTAACGATGTCAGGCAGCGACTCCAGCAACGTCCCGCTTGTGGTGCCGTCATCGGTTGCGCCTTCTATGTTAGCCGTCACCGTATCAGTCGTCTCATCATATGCGTCGGCCATAACAAACTCGGCATTGGCGGGATCGGTCGAGGTGAGGGTAGCCGAAGATCCATTTTTATACACCGCCTCGATCGACTTGATGGCATGGGCCGCGATCTTAAAAGCGCGTGTGCTGGTATTAATGCAGTAGCACGGCACCTTCTCGCCGCCCCCGGCAGTCGTCTGCCAATCGCCATATATCAGCGGGATCGGGAGGTTCTTGGACTTCTCTTCGACATTAGCATAAGTGGATGCAAAGAATTTACTGACCGGCAAGACCTTCTCATCCTTCATCCGCTCGTCGTCAAGGTCGATATGAGCGACGGTATCATCAAAGACAATGCCGCCAGGGAAAAGGATGGTGCCGATAAATACGGTAGTATAATCGTCTGTGTCGGTGCCTTGCCCCACCTTGACCGTCACCGACTTATTGCTCCACTCATGCGTGTCCATCAAGTCGGAGATCGCCGAGTCGGAGTTGTCGAGGTTGAGCGTCAGGGAGGGCATCGTCACCCGCGGGTCGAGCAGTTGGCCGGCCGAGAGCCTCATCGACGACATCGACAACAGACGCCCGTCGTATACAGTCCCGTCGTCAAAGGTCACGGGGTCACGGGCATAACGGACCGTCTTACCCGTGAGGCTAATCTCGACGAGCTGCCGCCAGTTTTGTATCGATGAGGTCTGATCGAACGCCATTATTTACTCGGTCTTTTCTTCAAAGACGAGTTGCGCGGTGCTATAATTGCCGATGAACTGATGCGCTTGACTGAGGGGCGTCTCTAAATAGCAATACATCGAATCCTTGCTCGGCCGCGCATCGGGATCGAGGGCGAGGACGATCGGACGCGAGTTACCCGCCTTGAGCATGATCGCCGAGAGTTTATCCGTCTGCGTCTGGTCTTGCAGATTAAACCGCACCGTCGCCCGTCGATACCGATTGCGATTGCGGAAAAAGGTCTGCCGCCCTGGCACTCGGTCGCCCTCGGAAGGGTCGAACATCGAGATATTAAACCCCTGGTTGATGTTGCGCCCCGTCTCGTAATACTCGCCCGCGGCGATGCGTCCGATCTGGAGATATGCGTCTGAGTTGCCAGCATCCGCTAACAGTACCCGCCAATATCGATAGGTCTGATCGAGGAAAAAGACGATCCGCTGGTGGACGGCACTGTCGGCATCGGTGACGATGGTCAAGACTTGCGAATAGGAAGGCGATCCCCAGGAGTCGCTTGCGTTGGCTTGCAGCGTGACCGTCGCCGCGCTCGTCAGGTTAAACGTAAACATGGAAAAGACCGTTATCTGCGTCGCCGTGCTGAGATCAAAGACGATGTTCTCTGACGCTTTGCCCGTCGTCCTCCACATCTTACTGACATGATCGTGGACGACATTGGCCGGGACGAGGTCGGTATTGGCTTGCGACGAGCCGGTGATCGTCGCCGCATCCCAGGTGTCCATGTTGTAAAGTATTCTCGCGTTGCTGGCCATTATACGCTCGGGTCAGTGGTGAGTCCTGTGCTATACATGACGGTTGATCCTCGGGTCGATTCGCGTTGCAACATCTGAAGGATGACGGGTTTCGCCTCGGTTTCGATAAACGACTTGACCCCTTGCTCGTCGATGGTGTTGACGGAAAAATTAAAGTGGAAGTTGGCACCGCCCGAGCCTGAGAACCCGCCCGACATCCGCGAGGTTGGGGTGATCTCGACCATCTCCGGTCCTGCCTCGCCCGCGAGGATGAGGGTTGGTTGATCGACCACGCCGCTATAGCCGCCCGCAGCAGTGATGCCCGCTAATTCCATCGCCTCCTCCCCAACCCTTTCGCGGAATTGACCTCTTTTCTTTTCTTCGCGGAGTTCATCCGCGGTTGATCGTACAATGACATCACGGACTATCGCAGTTAATACGGCACCCTGCTCGCCGTAAAACTCATCACGAAGCAACCCCGTGGCGAGCGTCCATGCATTTTGATAATTGAGATAAAACTGCCCTTGGCGATCCTTGCCAAACTGACCCTGCAATTCCTCCACAAGAGTCCGTGTTATAGTCTGTTTTGCTCCTTTTCCCCCTCGCGCATAACGCCCTTGCTTCTCTTTAAGAAGACGCCCTTGCTCGGTTGTCAAAGAGAGCTTGCCGATGCCGCCCATCTCGACGGCAAAAGCAGCCTCCTCAGCAATCGCCGCATACTCTGGACGCTCGACCATTGAGGCGGGTGCCAAAGCACTGAGGACACCCTTCGCGACCGTCGTAATCGCCAAACCGATCGGTCCACCTATAGCGGTGCCAAGGCCTTGAGCCGCACTTGCAACAGAAGCAGCAAAGCCTTCGCCTTGTAAAATGCCTTCCATTCCCTGATTTATTGCCTGTCCAACCTCCCCTGATTCGCTGAAAACATCGCCGAACTTTTCAGAAAAAAACTGCCCAATGGGCAATTCTTGAACGGTGCTTAACATACGTTTCCACGTATTCGGATCGCTGGGGATTTCGATCTTAATCTCAACCTCTGGCTCAAACCCCTCCTCAACGCCGCCGCCGAGTGCTTCACCGATCTTAGCGCCTTCGACGGGTGCCTCCCTTGTCATCGTATCGGTCGCCGCATCCCATTTCTCGATGACCTCCGTCATCCCCTCATCGACAAGATGTGCGGCCGTGTCGGCGGTATCAGCAATCGCCAATGTAACGCTGTCGATGTCGGCCTCGATATTATCGCCGATATCCTTCGCAAACGTCTCAACCGTCTCCCAAGAAGCTTTGACATTGTCGGTCCCTTCGGCCCACCGTTCCTTAAATGTCTTAGCGGGTTCGACGGTGAGCGGGGTAAAATCGATCGCATCGATCGACAAGCCGATGATACCGCCGACCTTATTCCATTCCGTAATAATAGCATTAAGACCACCGATAAATTGCTGAGTGATCCAGTTGATCCCCGCAACCAAAGGCATTTTGATAAAGTCCCATATGGCAAGAAAGCCTTGCTTGAGCGGCTCCCATATGATCTTGCCCAGTTCGATGATGATGCCCACCATGCCCCCCAACCCTCCCATCTGTGGACTGCCGAAGGCAAAGGTCATCACCGCGCCGATCGCCGCCGTAAAGATTGAGCCGAGGTTGCC